CAGATAATGTTACTGGTCCACTCATAGTAGTTGCTCCACTTAATGTGTTTGCACCACTCAAAGTAACTGATCCAGAAACAGAAACATCTTTCGCCGTATTAACTCCATGGTATTTTACACCAGGAATAAATTCTTCTAAATTCATAATTTTTTTCTTTTAACCCTCTCGGATCGATAGTCCGGTCAAGGGGAAATTAATGATAATACTAACTTGCTGCAACCATTTGTCCTTGTAGACGTGGGTTTTCACAGATAAAGTTACCTGCGTATATAATGTGTCCGACTTCCGCTAGTTGATCTACTGGACTCATCATATCTCTAAAGTTGAATCCCATTGTAGAAGGCACATTTCCTGGAACACCTGCTGGTACTCCATCACTTGTCTTCTTGAAATTAACTTGTTTCAAACCTGAAATCTTAATACCTTTCATTCCGAAGTTCTTTGTATTCATAAAGAATATCTTTCCTGAAGGAATTTGTTCATCTCTTACTACTGGAGTACCTCGGAAGAATAATACATCAAATCCTTGTGTACCAGCTAATGCTTGAGATGTAGGAACCATACCAAATGCGTTCATCTTTGGATATCCTGAAGTTGTGTAGTTAGCACGAACTGTAGGTGTCAAAAGAGATTCATAAGTACTCCAAATTGCTTTGGTTGTACCGATTATATCTGGTGTTTCATTACCAATACTTACTGCATCGTAGGCTGTTGCTAGTTTAGCAAGAGTTGTAGCTCCGGCTGCTGCTAGGTAGTAACCTTTAAGAGTAGTATAAGTAGCACGAGCTAAACCACCATAGGTAGCAAAG